TGGCGCCGATGCCTGGCGGTATTTTGCCGTAAGCTGGCGGGACAAGGGGGCGGCCATGCGCCCACCGACTCAATTCAATCAGGACTGGAATGTCTTCGGGTGATCAAAACGGTCTCTTTGCTCGACTGCTGGCCCCGATCCCCCATTGATTGGTACGTCTGCTTCTCTAGCCACGGGGCAGAGGAGTATTCGGTATTTCGATTGCTTGGGAAATTCCAGCACGTATATGCAATAAGATGGGACGGGCGGCACTGGCTCAAGTTTAATCCGATGCTGGGCCACACTGACATCCATGTGCTTGATTTCGGGCCTCTGGACAATATACAATCGGTAGTGCAAGATACAGATTGTTTCGCTATTCTTCACTTCAAAGGATGGAGGGAGTCGGTTCGAGTTCGCAATCCCTGGCCCACAGTTTGCACGTGTGTCGAGCAGATCAAGGCCTTGTTGGGGATCCGGAGTTGGGCGCTGTTCACCCCTCACCAATTATTCAACCACCTCAAAGGACGGCATTATGGCCTCACTGTTTACAAAACCCCGTGGTCCGTCGGCGGAACAGCTGAAAGCTGAACACACAGCGGTCCGCCGGAACAACGAGCTAGATGCCAAACTGGCAAAGCAGACTGCGGCCGGTACACGCCGGCGGAGGGGTCGAGCCTCGCTCATTAGCGGCGATGAAAGAGGGATTTCAGACACCCTGGGTGCATAATGAAATACAAAGTTCCGCCTGAGTTAGGCTCGCCGAAAGACCTGATCGAGCGTTTCGACGGGGCGAAGGCTAGAAAACTTCCCTGGGTCTCGCATCTACGGGAGTGCTACCAGTACGTGCTGCCCTCCCGCGACACGTTCACCCAGTTCACCCCAGGGCAGAAACGCGGCCAGGATATTTTCGATTCGACCGCTCTGATCGGGGTACAGAAGTTCGCCAGTCGATTACAAGCAACGATTGTGCCCCCTTGGCGTCGCTGGTCCATCCTGGCTCCGGGCTCCGAGGTTCCAGAACGAGACCGAGAGGGCACTCAGGCCGAACTGGATAAGCACACGGAAGTCCTGTTTGATCACATCAATCACTCGAATTTCAGCACCCAAAGTCACGAGGCTTTTTTGGATCTAGCGGTTTCGACCGGCGTCATGACGTTAGAGCGATCCGAAGGGGACTCCTCCCTGCTGGATTTCAATTCAGCCCCACTGTCGAGCGTCTTCCCCGAAGAAGGGCCGTTTGGATCCATTGAAACGGTTTGGCGGGAACACAAAGTCATGGCCCGTCATATTGAGCGGATGTGGCCTGGCGCGGACCTTTCGGACAAGACCCGGAAGAAAGTCAGTGACAAGCCTGGCGAGAAGATCGAACTGATCGAAGGGACTGTTTACGCGCCGAAATCCAAGATGTACTACCGCTGCGTGATAGAGCGGGAGAACGAACACATTATTTTCACCCAGGAGTACGAAGTCAGCCCGTGGATCGTGTTCCGGGAAATGGTCTGCCCAGGGGAAGTTCTGGGTCGAGGCCGAGTGATGACGGTGCTTCCGGACATCAAGACAGCAAACAAGGTGGTTGAATATGTCCTGCGTGCCGCCGCGCTGAATATCGCCGGGGTGTTTACCGCAGTGGACGATGGCGTGATGAATCAATTCACCGCAAACATTGCACCGGGATCCATTATTCCGGTGATGAGCAACGACAGATCGAATCCGTCCCTTGCTGCTCTGGACCGAGCCGGGGATCCGAACCTGGGTTACCTCGTTCTTGAAAACCTCCAGTCTCGAATCAATAAGGCGCTGTTTGCTGACCCCTACGGCGATATGGACAACACTCCGGTCAAGTCGGCAACCGAAATGGCGCTGCGCGGACAGGAGATGATTCAGGATTCAGGCTCCGCATTCAGCCGATTGCAAACGGAGTTTGTGGAAAAGATTATCAAGCGTTCAGTCCATATCCTCAAAGCCGAGGGCAAGCTGCCGCCGATCCGGGTGGACGGGAAAGAGGTCACGATCAAGCATACCTCCCCTCTCGCCCGAGCCCAGGATCAGGAAGACCTGGTGGCAATGCAGCAGTTTATCGGCACGGTATCGCAGCTTGGGCCTGAAATTATGATGCTTGGAGTCAAGATGGAAGATGTCCCGGCGTGGGTAGGCAAGAAGCTGGGGATCGAGCAGAAACTTGTCCGTACCGCCATCGAGCGGAGCGAAATGCAGCAGCAGGCGGCCGCCGCCCAGCAGCAGGCAGCCCAGCAACAGGCGATAGCGAATGAGCAGCAGCAACAGCAATAACGCCAACGCTTGGGACAGCCTCGACCTAGACAGCGAAGCCTTTGCCCAGGCTCGTGAAGAGAACGAAGCGAAGGTCCAGGAGCGGGCGAGTCTGTTCTATCAATGTTTTTCAACCGACGCCGGGCAACGGGTCTTGGGCCACTTGGTTGAGATATCCCTGGATAAATTTGTTTTGAAGGCAGACAGCACACAGTTTGCTGCCGGAATCCGAGAAGGCGAGAACGGCGTAGTCCGTTACATCCAGCACCAGATGCGGCTCGCCGGCGAATCAGCACGGAGGGAAGAATGAGCGATGAAAGTTTAATCAACGAAGCCCCGGCAGAAGCCCCGGCAGAAGAGTCGGCCCCCGACGCTCCTGCTGTTGAGCCTACCGAGGGCACAGAAGAGCGGCCAGAGTGGCTGGCAAGTAAATTCAAATCTGTCCAGGACCAGGCGAAAGCCTACAAGGAACTGGAAAGCCGCTTCGGCGGATTTACTGGCGCCCCGGATGGGGATTACGAATTGAGCGTTCCTGAAGGGATTGGCGGTGAATTCGACCTGAAAGACCCGCGCCTGGCCTGGTTCCAGGACAGTGCCCGCAAGTCAGGGATGAGCCAGGACTCATTCACCGAACTTTTGCACGGTTTCGTTCAGTCTGAGATTGATGCAAGGCCAGACCCGGCTGCGGAGATCCAATCTATGGGGCCGGATGCCCAGGCCCGGTTAAAGGCGATGGAAGACTGGGGCCGCGCTAACTTGGATGCAGAGCAATTCGAGGGCTTCCGGGGTCTAGTCACCAGTGCCGCCCAGGCTCAGGCAATGGAAGCTGTCTTAACCCACACCCGCGAGGCAAAGATACCCCGGCCAACCGACCCGAAATCAACCGAATCAACCGCCGAAGACCTTCGCACGATGCGCTATGCAAAGGACGAGTTTGGTCATCTGAAGATGAACGACCCAGCTTACAGAAAAAAGGTGGATCAGGCATACGAAGACCTGTACGGCTCCGGACCAACTTCTCAAGTGGCGGGATAAAGAACCTCCTCTGGTCTCGCCATTCCTCTCTGCCCCCACCTCTCTCCGGGGGCTTTTTTTGTTCCACGTGAAACATATTGTTGACAGTACGTAGCCCTTTGTCTACGATACTTATCAGGCGCATATCATGCGCACTCCTCGATATGGACAACCAGTTCATCCTGGCCCGGATCCCGAGGGGACGGACGGCAGCACGCTACGCTGCAAGATTCGGCCCTGACTGGATAACCGGATCGAAAGGCAAATCACTGTTTTTCGATAGGAGGACAACATGTCCAAAACTCTCTCTGCTGTCGCGCAGCAGCAATTTGACGATGATGTGAAACATGCGTTTCAAACATCGGGTTCACTGCGCCCCACAGTCACGATCCGAAACAACGTGGTCGGTGATGTTTACAAGTTTGCGAAGATGTCCAAAGGTCTGGCGAATCAGAAAGCCAGCCAGGCTGATGTGACTCCGATGGATATCGTGAACAGCCAGATCTCCTGTACGCTGAGCAATTGGAATGCGCCAGAATATACGGATATTTTTGATAATTCCCAAGTCCTTTTTGATGAACAGGCGGAACTGGCGCAAGCCATCGCCGGGGCATTAGGGCGGCGGCTGGATCAGTTGATCCTCGACGCATTGGCGGCAGAAGCATCGCCGGCAGCGACGATTGCTCACGGGTCTGCTGGGTTGACTCTGGCGAAACTCATTTCAGCCAGTAAAGCATTAAACGACAAGGGTGTTCCAGGCGACAACCGTCATCTGGTCATTACTGCCGGCGGGCTTGAAGACCTTCTGGGCGATACCACGATTACCAGTGCCGACTTTGCAACTGTTCGGGCGCTGATGTCGGGGGATATCAATTCTTTCATGGGGTTTAACATCCATATGATCGAAACCCGGGCTGAAGGCGGATTACCGACCAGTGGGTCTAATCGTGAAGGCTTTGCCTTCCACTCCAGTGCGCTGGGGTTAGCGATTGGTATGGATATTTCCACCCGAGTCGATTACATCCCCGTTAAGACGTCCTGGCTGGCGAATGGCACCATGCGAGCCGGCTCTGTCTCTCGCGACGGTGATGGAATCGTTTCCGTTTCCTGGGCCGAATAGGAGGTTTAACTCATGGCATATACACATCCGGGTATTCATCGCATAGGCCCGAGTAACAGCGATGTTCCGACCCTATGGTCTTACTCAACGTCTGATAGCCAGGCAACGATTAACACCTCTGGGTATTTTGATGACGCAGCCGATGATCTGACGGTGGGGGACGTAATTTTCGCCCACATCGGATCGGGTGCAGTGATCATGTTCCCCGTGCTTTCGAATACCGGCACGGTGGTCGATGTTGCAGACGGCACCGTTCTTGCCGTAACTGACAGCGACTAACAGTCAGGGCTCGTGATCCCACGGGTCACCTGGGGTGGGGCGGCATCCTTTTTGGGTGTTGCCCCTTTTTGCATTGAGGGAATGTAAATGGCGACATCGATTTCCATGTGTTCGAATGCCCTGCTGCTCATCGGGCACGGGACAATCAGCAGTTTTACTGAAGGCGGCGCCGGGGCGACAGTGGCAGCAAATCTATACCCGACGACGTATGAGAATCTTCTCACCCTCTTCCGTTGGCGATTTGCTACCGCAAAAAGAGACTTGAGCCGCTTAACCGCGACCCCGCTGAACGAGTGGACCTACGCTTATCAGCTGCCGGCGGATTACCTGGTGGGGATCAAAACCTGGCCTCAAAGCGATTTCGAAATATACGAGGACAAACTCTACTCGAACCTGACCGCCGTGGCGCTCGACTTTATTTTCAAGCCCGACGAGTCGAGGCTACCTCCCTGGTTTGTGAAGCTATTGGAGTTTGCCCTGGCGGCACAGTTTGCAATTCCGATCACCGATTCCTCGACCAAGGCCGAAGAGTACCGGGCATTTTATGACGAGCAATTCAGGCGGGCACGGTTTGTTGATGCCCAGGCCAGGCCAAACGACGTTATTCTGGACTCACCCTTCACCGAGGTTCGCGGCTGATGCCTCGCATCACCACATTACAGACGGCATTTAATTCCGGGGTTCTGGACCCTCGCCTCGCGGCCAGGACCGATCTAAAGCACTTCTATCAGGGTGCGGCAACCGGGGAGAATGTTGTCTCGATTCCTCAAGGTGGGCTGACCCGACGCAGCGGGATGCAATATGTCGCAACACTGAGTTCAACGGCTCGACTGGCCGCGTTTGCTTTCAATGTTGAGCAAACGTATTTAATGGTCTTTACCAATAACAACATTGCGGTCTACAAGGATGACGTTTTCCAGGTCAATGTAACGACCACCTATACCACCGCACAACTGTTCGAACTGCAATGGACGCAGTCAGCGGACACCATGATCATCGTCCACAAGGATCATCAGCCGGCAACCCTTGTCCGTGGATCCAGTCATACCTCCTGGACTCTGGCGGACATCACGTTCTCAGAATATCCAACCTTTGATTTCGAGCAGGATTACGACTCTATCACCTTCATAATCGGCGGTGGTTCTGATGATGCGACGACCGCCGGTAATTCGATCAGCATTACGGCCAACTCGTCGTTCTTCACCAGCGCCGATGTCGGGGGTTGGTTCGAGGGGGGGAAGGGCGATAATTTCGGGAAAGGCCGGATTACTGCTGTGGTTACTGCAACAATTTGCACACTGGAAGTAGTCAAGGGTTGGGTTGACCCATCCCTTTCGGGTAACGCTACTAACGGCTTTTCTGTTTCTGGTTCCGATGCATCCATTCAAGAAGTGGTCTGGAGTACAGCGCGTGGCTGGCCGAAAAGCGTAACTTTCCATGAGGGGCGCCTATGGTTCGGCGGATCCCTCTCTCGCCCACAGACTCTGTGGGGTTCTGTTACGAATGATTTCTATAATTTTGACTATGGCATTGGTCTGGATGACGAGGGAATCGATATTTCTCTCGACACTGACATGGTCAACGCGATTACCAACGTCTTTTCCGGGCGACACTTGCAGGTTTTTACAACTGGTGGCGAGTTCTTTATGCCTGATTCGCCCATCACGCCCAGCAAAAGCGCAGTCAAGCGGCAGACTCTGCACGGGTCCGGTTCGGTTCCTCCCCAGTCGATTGATGGCGCGACTTTTTTCCTGGATCGTACGGGAAAGGCGCTGCGGGAATTCTTGTTCACGTATACCGAAAGTTCGTACACCTCTGGGACGATCTCCTTATTGGCCTCGCACCTGCTGAACGCGCCGGTGGACATGGCAGTCTTGCGCGGGACTTCTTCCAGTGATGCGAATTACCTCTGCCTCGTGAACGGAGACGGGACTGTTGCAGTCTTTAACACGCTGCGGCAGCAAGAAGTCGGCGGATGGACGCACTGGACCACGACAGGAACAGTTGAAGCGGTCGCGGTTGTAGTCGAAACGGTTTATTTCCTGGTCAAGAGGACGATTAACGGGGTCGAAACCCGGTTTTTAGAGAAATATGGGGGCTATACCGATTGTGGAGTTACGCAAACTCTGTCCCCGGCCAGTGCCACAGTGACGGGCCTAGCTCATTTGAACGGCCAATCCTGCCGAGTCCGCGCCGATGGGGCGGTGATGGAAAATGCCACCCCTTCCGGCGGCTCCATTACCTTGTCCCGTGTAGCAACCGAGGTCGAGGTGGGGCTGGATTTCAACATCACGATCAAGACGATGCCCTTGAACAAGGACTTTCTTAGCGGCCCCATCCTGACCCGACGGAAAAGGATTGTCCGCGTTATTGCCGATCTGTACGAAACCCTGGGTATTTCAGTGAATGGAACGGCTCTGCCAGACCGATCATTCGGGGAAGGCATTCTGGACGACCCCCCGGCGCCTTTTACCGGGATCAAAGAGGTTTTTTTACTGGGATGGGATGACCTGGCCCAGGTAACGATTACACAAACCGATCCGATGCCGATGACGGTCTTGGGTCTGGCGATTGAGGTGGAGACTTAAATGGCTGAAACACTTGCAGCAATAGGCATAGGCTCGGGTACGACAACGACAGTAGTTGCCCCAGTTGCTGCTGGAGGATATGGGGCAACCAGCCTTTCGGGGGTTGCAGTCCAAGGTTCTTTAATCGGGGCCGGATCTACAGTTAGCACTGCAACCGCAGGACTTACCGCCGGGGAAATGGCCGCTATGGGTTCTCTCGCGTTGTCCGGAGTTGCGATGGCGAATGCCGGCGAGGCAGCCAAGCATCAGTATGAAATGCAGGCCGACCGGGAACGCCGGGCCTCGCAGATCCGAGAAGTGCAGCGAAAAACGAGACTCTTGTCTGCCTTGGCAAGTCAGAACGCTTCGCGGGCTGCCCGGGGGATTCGGTCTTATGAAGGCTCGCCCGCCGCAATGATGAAAACTGACCTCGAAAATTACTACCTGGATCGGGAGGTTGATGCCGGGGCGACTTCTGGCCGCCAGGCTCAGTTCGGGGCGTCGGGTCGTGCGGCGAGGGATACGGGATACATTAGCGCTGGCGCGTCACTCTTTGACGCCGGTTCTAGGCAATTGAATCGAGGGTAACGGCAGATGGCGGAAATGCGACGCTTTGAACCGGGCTTGAATTACCGGGGGGTTTCTCCCGATATGTCGGAGACGCGGCGAGCCATGACGCTGGCCGATAAATTGTCGGAGTTTTCCAGGACTGCCCAGGATCGCGCCGACAAAGCGGCTGGTGCCGAAGGGTATGAGGCGGGAGCGAGCGCCGCTGCCGGCAAGATCGGCGGTGTCACTCTTGATCAGGAAGAAACGATCCGAGGCGCTGCATTTAACAAGGGAGCCCTAGCCGCTCACGAGGCGGCGATCCAGAACGACATCCGGGCCAACGTCGGGCGGATGGAAATCGAGAACGGGCTGGACTCGAAAGCCTTTACGGCTGCGGTGAAGGGATACTCCGACGGATTGCTGGGTGAAGTTCCGGCACGCCTTAGACCCGGAGTGATGGCGGCTATTTCAGATCAGG